TCCCGTTACACCACTATATGAGGTAATACCGGTTGTGATACAACCTTCATTTAGATTTTTTTGTTGACTTAATATATCTTTACCTTCTAATATATATTTTTTGTATCTGTGATAAATTGACCCCCATTTCAACATTAAAAAATAAGGAACATATTGTGATGTGCTAATTTCTCTAAATAATGATGAAACCATTATAATCATACCATCATAATTTACATTATCATCTAAATCAACAAAAGGTAATGAATTTAAAAATAAATAAGCGGAAGCGGTGTATCTACCATTTGGTCCATTGACGTCTGTATCCATAAAATCCGCAAACAATTGTTTATGAAAATATGGAGTGTTTAATATGTTAGTTTTATTATTATCAACATTAATTGGCATTGAAAATAAATTACTCGTATAACCCGATTTTACCCAAAATTTAGAGTCCTTTTTACCAGATACTAATCCTTGTGTTGTGTCGATTTCTAAAAACCCTTGATACGCAAAATCTACCACACTAATTTTATCAACAGGAGCTCCATTAAGATTTAAATAACTTAAATAATTTGTTGAACTGAATGGATATATGTTTGTTCTATAATCATCAACTCTATAATTTAATAAATTATTTTTTAATTTTGGGTATACTTCAACGTCATTAAATGTACGGATCGGAAAATATTGTTTAATGGAATATGATTGTGAATAAAATGATTTTAAATAATCTGTTGTTGGTAAACTATCTAAATAATAATTATAACTCTCAAATGGTGCAATTTTCTGTAATTGTAATAAAAGATCAGTTTGACTTTTAATACTATCTTTTAATAATTTTCTTAGATTATTATCTCCTTTTACCGATTCTAATATATTTTGAAATTCAATATTCGCCAATTCTTTAATTGTATCTTTATTAAATGTATCGACTAAATTATATGTTAATGCTCTTTCATAAATTTCATATACAAATGATGATGGTGTTTTATTTATATAAGGTAATATATTAGTGATCGAATTAGCCGTATTGATTTTCTTTATTTTATTAACATCAGTATCAGTTTCAAATTGTGTTTTATTTTTATCAACTCCACTCTCTTTATTTGTTAATGAATCCACTTTATTTGTTGATATTCCAATATATGTTTCAATAAACTCAACTTCAGGCCATCTAACTGGATTATCCGAACCTAATCTAACATGAAAATCAGGATCGCCAGGATAAATAATTGTATTTTCTTTACCTAAAATAGTTGATTTTAATTCCGGCCACGGATATATCGACTCTCCTTTTGATTCTTTAGAAAATTCACCTACTACTTTTTTTCTTGTGTCCGCCTGATCAATTGCTCTTCTGTGTACGTCTTTCATTAAACGTATTAGAACTTCAGCATTGGCTAATATAACTGCAAAAATATTTCTAATTGTGGGTTCAAATCCAAAACCGTTCTTTTTATTACGAACAATTTCGTTCATTTTTTTCTCCACATCATTTTCCAATCTATTTCTTTGTTGTTCAAAACTTCTTCTAACGTCTCGAATATCATCAACTAATTTCTCAATTGCAACCGCAACAAATTTTTGGTCATCGGTTGTGGTATAACCACTTATTCCCTCTATTTTGTTAATACCTAAACTATTTTTTGAAAAAACAGAAGTTGTATTATTAATTAAAGATGGTTGTTGTGGTTTACTTGATAAAAAATTAGTAAACATCTGATTTTCATTTATTTTTTTATCATATAATTTTAATAAATTTTCTAATGTTCCATTACCATCACCTATTACTTGTGTTGTTTTCTTTTTGTCCTCGTTATTAACATAAAAATATTGAACTATTGTACCGTTCGGTTGCTTGGAGTTTAATGAATTTACAGGAGTGTTAATTAAATTACTTGATGCCCACGATCTAACTGACTTTTCATATTCATCTATAGTTTCACCAAATTCTTTTGTGGCAGCAAATAATCTCATGTCAACCACTTGATCAAATATTTGTTTTTCCAATAAAGAATCTAAATTAGATGCAATAGTTAAAATTTCTCTAACTGTCTTTACAGGAAAATCTTTTGGTATAAGTCCTTTTAATTTATATTCATTATAAACTGTCTTTAATATTTCGTACCCTCTTGAAGATTTTTTTAATTCTTCTTTTTCTAATCCTAAAGTTTCATTAAAACGAGTTGTTCGTGTTGACTCATTAGGAAAAAGATATGGGGCATTTAATATTCCTTGTAATGGAATATCGGACAACCACGCATATGTTGATCCAACGAATGTTGTACTAACTTCAAAATTACCACTAGATTCATTAAATTTACTTGTAAACTTAACTAAATGAAGTCTATATTTGATCGCTTTACCATAATAACCTTTTACCGTTAAATAAAATATTGGCCAAGGTATATGAAAGAATGCTTTATATGGTGAATTTTCAGGTGATTCAAATAATGTTTTACCTCTTACATCAATAAAATTTATTCGAACTTGTGGTATCGCATTAAATCCTTTAATTTCTATTGAAATACTATCGATACCAAAGGACTGTCCAGTTTTATCTGATTGAAAAAATTCACCTGTTGGATTACCTTTATTATCTTTTTTTTCTTCTGTATTTAAAAATGAGTCAGTCCATGTTGTATCATAGTCTTGTCCGTCTCCATTTTTTAGAAAATTAAGGGTTCCACTTGCAATACTTGTTAACGTGTTTGTTTCATTATCTGATACTAAAATAGATCTTGGAACGATGTCCGCCTCTAAATTAACATACATGATTAACTTTTCCGCTTGTATGTTTCTTGGGTTTACATTTCCATCCGCGTCAACAGTTGAGTTTGGGTCAATATAAATTAAATTATTTTGATCAACTTTTACTTGTATATCTTCAGTATTTGTTACGTTATTTTTCACCATAATATAGATTATACAATTCTACACCTCTTTTATAATCTTGTAAAGAGCTAATTAATGGGTACGGTATTCTTATGAAGAAATTATCTGGTATATCAAATTCTAAACTTCCCGCCTGTGGATTTGCTAACATAATTAACCATCCAAAAGTGGGTCCACCATAATATTCTTGTGACATTTTATCTAATCTGTCTTTACCTTTCTTAAATAAAATATACTTATCCGTTCCTTTAATTGGGATTTCAATTCCCGGTACAATTCTAAATGTACCATCATCTATAAAAAACTGATACCTATCAAAATAATCCCTACTCATTTTCTATAATAGTTTAATTTATCTGTCACATTATTTGATGATCCGAATAACTTTTTAACTTCATCTATAGTTACCACATCTTCTGGAGATTCTCCCATTGGTTCCAAATCAATCTTAATTTGTTTGTCATTTTTACGAACCGGATCTTTACTAAATTTAATATTAATTTCTGATGGTTGGTATAGTGATTGATTTAATTTTTTAGTTATTCTATCCAAAAGATCATTATCCGTTGTAGATAAAGTAGTTCCTATTTTACTAACTATAGATGATTTATCATCGTAAAATAATACTCTTATAATATCTTCAGCAATTTCAAATGTATATTGTATATTTAAAAAGTTAATTGAAGTATCTAATTTAGAATACATCTTTTCGGTATTCTTTTTTATATGTTCAATACAATCACTATAATTTGAATAGAAGCTTACTTTTCTTTGTTCATCTGTTGTTCCGTCTAATTTATATATATTCTTTGTTACTTTTTCTTTTTCAATTTTAACATCTCTAGCGTATTTTGTAATAAAATTAACATTATCAATAGATTTAATTAATTCATTTCTATTATTTTCAAAATCTGTAATATTTTTAAATGTTGATAAATCAATCATTTTTGATGGTATTTGTTCTATCACATACGAGTGTAGAACATTAGCAACATCATCTTTTATATTTAATGGAATGGTGTCCTCAAGTTTCAATATCTTTAAAATATAATACTTATCTGATAAGAAGTTAAGGTCATTTAAATAAGTTTTTAACGAATCGGCGGTGTGATTACATAGTGAAGGTAAACTAGAATTATTAGGATATAATCCAAATAAATTTAAAGTTGTTGCAGCTCCGCCGGTTTCCACATCATAAACATTTATTTTACGATAATCTTTATTAAAAACTAAATTTGTTAAATGTTTACCATATTTTGTTAGAGTACTATTATAAAAACTTTCATATGAGACAAAATATTGACTTGTATTTTTATAAAGATTATCAATAACGGTCGTATAATCTAATGCTGATCCATCTATCAAAGCACCAATATATTGTCCTTCAGATACGTTATTTTTACTAGGACTATCTTTTAATAATGTTGGTGGAAATAATTTATTATTTAAACCTTGTATGAATTCTTTTGTAAATTCATTTGCATCCATACCTCCTATTTTTGTACTAGTTGATTCAGATCTTTCATCATACATTTCGGTATTTGCATAGAAATTAGATGATAATGCGTTTTGTAATCTTTCGATAGGTCTTTCTAAACCTTGTCCACCTAAGAAATTCAATTGTATTGTGACAGTTGCAATCATAGGTTGTATTCCAATACCTTCAGAATTCAAATCCCATACGTTTTCTTCAAATTGAATATTAAGATCTCTAATCACAACTTTTGAATTATAGAAATCACCAACTCTCATTACACAAACAGGTGGAGGTCCAAATGTTGTATTTCTCGCATTTATATCGGAATCATCAGATGATCCTTTTATTGGTATTGTGTTGCCCGGTCTTAAACATTGTTGTAAAAACGTCAATCGTGAGTTCAAACCTTCAGGAGTCATTGAGTGAAATCCAGGATGAAAATATCTTAATTTTTCTTTTAATGAACTATAAATCATTGGAGACGTTTCTTCTAATTTCTTAAAATAAAACTCTTCAGATAATGTTTTCATTATGATTTTTTTCATCAAATCAATAGGTGGTTTAGTTTTGTTAGTACTAACATTACCCGTAGGTGACATTCTTATACTAGACACGTTTGAAGGTCCATCTACATTCGTTTTAGTATCATAATCGATTGATACAGTAGATTGTCTACATCCATATGATAATGGTGAAAATTTGTTTAAATTTGGAGTCTCGTACGTTACTTTACCACAGTCAACATTATCTACATTTTTTTGCTTTCCATAATTAATTGTTCTAAAAATTATAGACTTATCTAAACCATCAAAACCTAAATCTTTATTCAAGGTATAATCAACTTCAATTGGGAATACTTCAAATCCTGGTGAAAACTCTTTCGATGTTACGTTTTTAAACTCCCATTTATCTTTTACATTTGATTTTAATGTTTCAATAACATATCTAACAATAGAATGTGATCTTCTCATAGATAAGTTATAATCACTAACATCATCTCCTGTAGCTGAAGTTGTAGATCCAATTAAAATAACAATATCGCTATTTATATTTTTATTTTCTATATTTGTTTTTAATTTTTCAATTGCAGTTTTAAAACTATTAAAGTTTGTTTCTTGATTTTCAAAAACTTTTAACAAATCATCTTTAACATTTTGAATTGATTGTGTTGATTCTGGTCCACTTATATTATCTTTTCCAAATACATTAACTAAATCTTTTTTATCGTTTTGACTAATAATAGTGATTAATGCGGTCTCTAATCTAGCTAATGCAGTTTGTTGACTTGTTGTTCCACTTAAACTTTGGGCAATATCATTATAATTCTGAATTGATTTAAAACTTGTTCCACTATCACTATCTGGATCTGAATTAGGGAATATTAATTTTACCTTTAATGATTCATTTTTCTTATTAGCGTCGTTTGTTGAACTTCCTTCAGGATTATTCCCCACTATAGTCGGAACAGCATCTTTTAATCGATTAATGTCATTTGGATTTTTATTGGTGTTTAAATAATTCTGTATTGCAGTAATATCATCTTCATTTAAATTTGCATATGTTCTTATTAAACTATAAAAATCAATATCTTTTGCTCCCGCAAAAAATGAATTAATATAATCATCCGCCTGTTCGTCGTTTAAATTTTTAAAATGTTCTCTAACAAGTAAATTCATAATACTTGGGTGATCCACAACAATTTTAAAATTTAATGTTCCACTTCTTTCAGTATTTTGATATGTATAAATTGGTTCGGGTCTACCTAAAAACGTATTAGATTCCCATTTAGCACTATTTTGTTCAGATACTTTTAAATCATATGGTGGAAACCACATTACTCTACCTCCGTTAGGTCCTCTTTCTGAGAAAGGTAAATCATTTACTGTATAACCTGGTAATGTTGATGAACCCCATGCTAAATTTTCAATTGACAACATATACTTTTTAGCATAAAAATTTTTCTCTCCTCTAACAATATTTGTTGAACCTGGAAATTCAGGGTTAGTCGTTCCGTCCGACATAGGAGCCATATTCAAATTCCATGTGTCTGACATAACACTTCCATCAAAACGTCTTATACCTTTTCTTCTAAATGGTGTTTCTCCTCCCTTATAATATGGTTTATCTTCCGTTTCCTTATAAAACGGCATCGTATTACCATAATTAAAATATGGTCTATCTTTAGTCCATACTCTTGCATATTCAACCCCTATATCTCTACCCGAATTATCTATATATTTTACACCTGAACCTCTTGATATTAATGTGTCTCCATCTTTAAAATATCTACTTGTTTGATCTATAACGTGACCGATATGTGCTAAAGAATCTCCACCATTTTGTGGTTTTGAATCCAATATTTGTTGAGTAATTTCTAAAATTGAATCTGGCCTAAATTTATATCTTGTAGATAAATCTTCATTAATATTTTGTAAATTTACACCTTTGGTTGTTCCATTTTTACTAGCCCATGTTAATTTACCACCTATTTTACCTCCCTGTGTAATATTTTTATTACTATGAAAAAGTTCAGCAGCAATCGTATCAAACATTAATGAAAGATAATAACTACTTCTTATTGGTCTACCACTAAATAAATCGGTAGTGGCGTTTTTAACATTATTTGCTCTATCATCTCCAATATATGCAGCTCCGGCTGGTGCCTCAACACCTAATATACTTTTAACACCTTGAGCAACCATACTCGGTATTCTACCTAATCCGGTTGACATTTGAGATCTTGCACCTGTTGTATAGTTAGGAGCATAAGCGTTGAAACTTAATAAATCAAATAATCTATACTTTGTGGCGTCTCCCATATTTTCAATTAATATGTCGGACGGTTTTCTTGATGGTAAAGGTCTTCTTTGAATACCTACAATTGAACCTAATACCCCCGTTAAATCTTGCCATACCTTAGTTCCCGTAGAAACGTCTGTAGGTCTTACATTAATGGGTGCTCTTGGGTTTGTTAAGTAATCACCAGGTATTGTACTAAACGGTAATTGTGTTCCCGCCACGGTACCTAAAAAATCAATTCCTTTACCTAATATACTTCTAGATGCGGTAATTTTTTCATTACCCTCAATTAAAGGTTGTTTACCTCTAATAATGTTTATTAGTGTGTTAGTATTACCTAATAATGCTTCTCCTATTTTATTTTTAGCAACCGTTGCGGTGTATAAATTTTGATTAATTCTTGCTAAAACGGGACCATTACTATTGGTTCTGATATTATGTGCCGCGAACTTAAATAATTCGGATTCCGTATCATAACTTCTAGTAGCCATAATACTAATCAAATTTTCGTCCGTCTTTACAAAATATGGATATAAATTTAAATTTGCTCTTCTTGGTAAATCTGCAATTGTTTCTTTAATGAAATATTCAGTTGGTTTAAAAATATTAGATTTTTGTGGAACCAAAAGATCGTTCTTTCTATTGTCGTCGACTTGAGGAAGTAATAGATTTGGACTGTCTCCTAATGTTTGAATACTATAATCATCACTTTTAAAGGTTTTAGGAGACGGACTTCTTCCGTAAACAGGATCTAAGGTCCTATTTAACATTCTATCTCTAATGTCCTTAGTAGCGTCAAAACTTAAGTATTTTGGCATTATCTTCTTTTATCTATAAATAGATAATATATGATTTTAATTATTTTTTATTGTGTAACATAATATAAGGAGTTCCTTTAACATTAACCGCTGGTTCCATGTTAAATCCTTTATTCGTAACTTCTATCTGTGATTTTATAACAAATTCGTTTGTTTTAGGATTCGATCTTTCATAATAATCTTTTTTCTCTTTATCGTAACCCTCAAGTCCTTTTCTTCCGGTTTCATCTCCCATAAGAAATTTTCTCAATCTGTCGTTTTCTTTTTTGATCTGATTCTCCAAATCTTTGGTTGCAGATATTAAACCGTCAGTATACTTAGTCATTTCTTTACCGAAATTTGTCGCAACACCTTTTAATGTTTTATCCGAAAAATCTGTTGCCCATTTTAAATTTTCTTGTGCTATTTTTTCTAATGGAATTGCACCTTTGTATTTTGGATCATCTCCTACATATTCATTTCTTCCAAATGCTCTATCTTTTGCTGTCTTAACACTTTTTAAACCCGCACCTTGTAACATATTTTCAATATTTTTAACTGATGAAAATTGTTGTTTAGCAATTTGTTCAGGATTCATATCTTCAAAAGCCTTCCTATTAGCCTTTAATACATCTATTTGTGATTGTGTTAAGGAATCTAATGTAACTTCTGTTTGTTTACCAAATTTATCTGTTAAACTTTCAGGTATGGTAATTGACATTTTACCATCCTTCATTTGTGACATATTTGTAAGAAATTCTCTGTCATTTTTACTCATATCAAACCCTTTAGCTAATAAAACGTTATTAGCTTGTATTCTTTCTTGAGCAGCAATTGCTGTTTTATTTAGTTCTCCAGTTGTCATACCTAATTGAGCTGCCATCTCTTTCGCTCTTCTTAAATTTGCACCCGTAACTTCAAACTTTTTTTGTTCATTATTGTATGTTGCTAAACCACCTGCAGCACCAATTAACGCATCTTGTAAACCCTCAACATTATTCGTTGCCATATACATTAACTTAAGTGGATCATTAAAATCACCAATTGCACCACCTAATACTTGTAAATTTGCGGTTAATTCAATTGCACTATCAGGACTCATAACTTTATCCGCAATCTTAAATACGTCATTCATATTCGTTCTAAATTCAAGAGATTTTTGTATCATTCTATTTAATCCTTGAACACCGTTAGAAAACCCGTATTCGTTTAATTTACCTATATCTGTTTTCAACATTTCTGTTGTTTTCTTTGCATTTAAACCTAAAGAAATTGACGATCTACCTGCCGTATCAATTTTTAATAAAGTATCGGCAGCACCAAATCCCACTTTTTCAAATTCACTCATTGTCTCCGACATATCTCTTAAAGAACTACCAAATGCTCTAGTTGTTACTAAAGAATTTTCCATCGTTTTTTGAGATAATAAGTTAAATCTACCAGATTTTTCACCTAACCCAGTAACTAAATCACCCAAATTTTCCATATCAAATCCTAAAGTTGCTGCCATAGGAACGGTCTCTAATATGATATCTCTATATGCTCTTGATAGTTCTCCCGTAATACCTATTTTTTCATTAATAGTTGTATGTAATTGAGACTCTCTTTCTAATTGTTTGAATATTTCATTTTGAAGTGCTGAGGCCGCAGTTTTGTAATTTGTTAACCCCTCCATATTAACTTTAAATTCACCACCCATTTCTGATTTTGATGAAACACCTTTTGCCATTGCTTTCGCAACATCTATTGGGTTAGTTAAACTTCTATTTGCACTTTGTGTGGTTGATGTAGTATTTGATTGTATTGATCTTCCGTATCTAGATTGATTACCGATCCAACTCTGTGTTGCAGGATCTCTTCCACCATCATTTATATAAGCACCAACAGCAGAATTTTTATCTGCATAATTGTTTACGTAATATTCTTTATCTCTTACCGACATACCTATAAATACTATTGAGTATTATTTTCCAACTCAATTATGTAATTTACATAATATCTACGTAAGTGAACCGGCATTGTTAATAAATCGCCGTAAGAAAACCCTTTTTTAATTAAAAATAAAATTTCGTCTAACTGTCCTTTCTTATATTCCATAGAAAGGGCGAAAAAACTCTACCCCAAATCCAATTCTAACTTGGACATCTTCTCCTGATGGGGTTCTTACTGTTTGGGTTAAATCTAACCCGGGTTTATTATCTTTTACAAATTTCCTAAAATCTTGTGAATCTTTAATTGGCATGGTTTCAATAAAACCTCTAATTTTTAATGCGTCTCTCACCCCACCAACAGATTTAATCATCATCTCAAGTTGTTTGGTTATAACAGGTGCAACACCATTACCATTCCAACTCTCTTTAATTTTTTCAATTTCATCTTCTTGTTTTTGTGTTAAAAACTTGAACGTGATTTCCGTTTTACTTTTTTCTAAATAATGACCATATTCACCGTTTGTATCTTCTACTAAATTAAAATCTTTTATTTTTAATGAACCTAAATCTACCTCAACGGTAAATTCATTTCCAGTTTTATCGTCTGTAATTGTTAAATTATAATCAGAACCAAATGCGGTATTTCTTAAAAAGATTAAAATTGCTTGTCTATCTTCCTCAACAATTTCTTCTATGTTTAAATCTTTATCTAAAATTTTTCTTTTTAAAAGTTCAGTAATAACGGTATTTGTATTTAAAAAACTTGGGGACGATAAAATGTTCTCATCTGAAGCCGTTAAATAAGCTACTCTTACCGATTTTTTCTTATTAGTATAATGAATACCTTTACTTGGTAATTCTATTACATCATAGGCAATCGCCGGGTCAATTCTAGTTTCTTCCATAATACTATAATTTACTTAATAACTAGTTCAAAGTAAAGTTTTTAAAAAAGAAAAACCGATAATCTTGTGAACTATCGGTTTTCGTATATGAAAATCTGTAATATTAGTATATCAAAATACATCTATCCATTCTCAAAGAACATGTAATATTAGCTAATTCATCTCTGTTATAGTCTAATTCACCAAAGTTCAAGTCAGTTAAGAAACAGTTTTCTAATAACCATTTTTCAACTACTACTCCTGTTGGGTCTAACATCTCCAATTCAATATCCTTTTTATAACCTGCAGCATAACCCATACGACCTGTTACAGATTCAGCATGTAAACGGAACCATTCCATTAAAGCTTGAGAAGCTGAAGGTCCAATTGGATCTCTAAAAGTCATTTTAATTTCATTCCACTCAAATCTACCTGCAACATATGTTGATGTGTTCAGGAAAGGAATTGCAACTGAATTGATTTTAGCACTTGGTCTTGACGCTGCAGATACATACCATTCGTTTATACCCAAAGATGAGTTGAATCTTACGATAAATCGGTTGACCCTTTTTGGTTCGTAAGGTGTCGGCATTTTCATTAATAAATCGGCCATATTGTGTGTTTGTTAAGTTTTGTTAGTTATTTACTTTCTAATAAATATATCCAAAAGGAAAATAATTTTATTTTAAATTAATTATCTGAAAAAGGTTGTTTATGTCAATTATTTTTCGTAGTTTTTTACAGGCCCCAGTATCTAGTTCCAGTTTAATACTCTACTTTAATAAATAATATATCATTAATAAATACTAGAATATCTAGTTCCAGTATTCTGGGTAAAGTATAATTATTTTTTTGTTATACATATGTTCCACGTGGAGCATTAAAAAAGGGTACCATTTCTGATACCCTTCTTATTTTTATATCTCCTTTTAGATTAGATATTTTCAAATGAAGCTCCTGTTGGAGTAATAATGAATTCCACATCGATGTATTCAAGAGAACGAGTTGGTTTGATGTAAATCTTACCTCTCATTGTGTTTGCGTCGATGTCTTCAGGATCGTTAGAAACTGTTACACGGAAGTCATACAAACCTCTTTCTTTCTTAATTGCATCCAAGATAGGGTTTACCAATCTTAAGAATTCATTTCTTACTTGGTCATCGTTTTGTTCAAACAATAATCTTACAGAAACTGCAGAAATTAACTTTCTTGCTCTTAATAACAATCTTCTTACGTTGATTCTATCCAAAGCGGATTCTCTAACTTGTAACGTTTTGTTACCCCAAATAATAGTACCTGTATCAGAGAATGTAGCGATTGGGTTAATTCTGTTCTTATATAATACGTCTCTATCGTCTAAAGTCAATTTTTTAGTTGCTTTGATAGCATTTATCAAACCTCTACTATAACCCGCAACTGCGAACCAAGGATAAGACACGTTGTCAGTTAAAGCAATATTCTTAACAACCTCACCTGTTGGTGGGATATATAATTGTGTTGCATTATCTGTATCTCTTACTTGAATCCAAGGCCAATATGTTGCCGAGTAGTTAGAATCTATACCTGCATTATCTAAAGCAGTAACAATATCAGTCGTTGCTGAAGGACCTGTGATATTTGGTGAGTTCATAATATATAATGAATCTGCTCTTTCAGTTTCAATCATATCAATCGCTTGATTAACTAATGAACTATGACGATCAAAGTTAATACCAGGTGTAGCAAATACGTTAATATCTACCGCTTCAGGATTTGAATATGTTTCAATACCTTGTAAGTAAGCGTAATAGTCAGAATTACCTACTGATTCACTAAACACTCCTCCGGGGGTTGTATGTCCTAACTTATAAATAGATTTACCAAAAATATAACGATCGTCGTTAGTTCTTTCTGATCTGTATATATCCCAACCGTCTCTACCTCCGTAAACCGAAAAAGTGAATTTACGGAAATTAATATTAGTTAATTTATTATTACCATTATTATTAAGCTCATCTTGACCTTCTAAATCATATGGTGTTGTTTGGAAAGTTGTTGTTCCAGTAATTGTAGAGGCGTTTACAGACAAATGGAAACCAAATGTTTCTGTTGTTGCCATCTCACCTTTATATTTTAATAAATCTCTATCGAATCCAACAGCATCAGATAAACCTAACATAACTTTTCTTACCTTATCTCCACCTTCAATATTAGGTGAACCATTCACATCGTAAGTTTCAACATCACCCGCATCGTTATATTTTGTTTTGAATATTACATTACCTAATCCCATATTAATTCCTGATACAGTACCAAAGTTTTTGTTGTTTGCAAAACCTCTAAAACCAGCAGGAATAGCATCTACAGGTGCTCCGTCCGCCATAAGCAACATAATTCTTTTAGAAACTAACGCGTATTCACCATCAGATGTACCGATTTTTTTAGCTATATAACCTGGAGTATCTGGATTCATAGAACATCTTGAATATTTTTCAAGAGCTACTTGATTCTCATCAGTATCGTTAAAATCACGAACCACTAAATCAAACTCCATAGTTTCTAAATTAATATTTTGAATATTGATTTTTACTTCAAAGTTAGCGGCCTCTCCATCGGAGATTGTAATAACTTGAAATAAATCAGCAACATTACCACCACGAACTTCAGAAACAACCATCGGTGAAATTGTTGTATCCCATGGTTTTAAGTAATTATATGAATTAGAATCTTCTTCTGATTCATATGAAACGTCCATAGAAATACCTCTTACTAATCCTCTTTCAAAGGCGGTTCCTAAATAATTAGGATATGATTCATGTACATATACCGGATAGTCACCTTTATCTTTATCAAATACATCAGTTCCTAAAACTTTAGAAATATATTTTGATGATGATCGATTTAATGAACAAACAAATTGTTTAACTCCACTTGTTGTACCTGTTACGTTGATTGAAAACTCACCCATTGGGTTTGTATTCATATCAGATCCCGTAACACCTGATAATATGAATTTATTATCATCCTTAACTTCATGTATTAATGTTTGTCCGCTATATATACCTCTTGATCTTATTGCTGCAACCACTACATTATGGTATTCATCGGCTAAAAGTGCTTCCCAATCAAATTGAGTAATTGACCATTTGTTAGTTGAATTTGTAAATGTGAATAAATAAGAATAAATACCATTTACACCGTCACCGTCTGGAGGAGTGACCAAACCATCAGATTGGTGATGCATTGTATTCCACCATTCTTTTGTATTATTACTACTACTATATTTTTCTCCAGATAATGGAGAAACTAATTCTGTACCATTTCCAACAATTGCACTATCTTCTGTTCCTTCCGTATTTCTTCCTATCCAAAAATATTCATTAGTTGATCCAGTAGTTGAACCTTCATAATCACCGTAAATATCTTTTAAATATGTTACAATATCAGTACCATCAACAGATGTTACACCTGACAAATGAGCAATAATTTCATTTAATGAATTTATTGAAGATCCGGTTTCTGTTGTTGTAATTCCTGTTGTTGTAATTGTTACACTACCAACTTCATTAGTTACGCCAGAATACCCTTCTAAAATTACACCACCTACGGTTTTAATACCGAATGTTTTATATGGTCTATAACCTGTAAGACCCAATACTCTCGTTACGAATAATTGATTAGATTCTTGTAAATATGATTTTGCAACATATCCTAATTCATATTTTGGATTACCATCACTGTACTTTTCAGGTGAAGTAGATCCAAAATACAATTTGAATTCGTCAAAATTTGAAATTAAAATAGGTTCGAAAGCTGGACCTTTTAAAGTCTCACCAGCTAAACCTAATGTTGTAACACCTACACTCTGTGCTACAAATGTTAAATCGAGCTCGGATGTATAAACACCTGGAGACACGAAAACTCTGTTATTACTTGCCATTGATTTTTGTTTGGTTAATTAATTTTATTACTTATCTTATAAATATCTTTGTTTTTATCAAAGATTTCCCAACTTTTCTTAAAAAGATAGTTATTTATCTTTTAATATCTTTTATATGGAAAACACTCAAAAAAACGTTAAAATAAGTGGGAAACACCACGAAATGTTAAAAAATTACTGTGATAAAAACGGTTTAAAAATCTATAAAGTTTTAGAAAAACATATAGAAGAACTTTGTAAACCTAAAAAGAAGGACATATACGGGGATGATTAATAAAGATAAACAAAATCTAAAGTGGCACCGAATACAGGAGCACTTGTTAGTGTTATTTGTTTTTGTCCTGTTATTTCATATCCCTCATCACTAAATTCAATAAGTCCATTTGTGGTAACACTAATAACACTATTAATCTTTTCTTGTAGATCAAAAACTAAGTTGACTCCATTGAAATTAAAACTTTCACGACCAACCTGTAGTTCATTACCGTTTTGGTCATACATTTTGTTATTTCTACCTTTATAGTAACTTACAACAATTACATCACCTTGTAATGGGGTTCCGCTAAAATTTATGTTTGATAATCCCCCAAAATGAGAATGTGAATAATGTACGTCTTTTTCCTGTACAATTCCATTAATTGATACGTTAAATAAAACTGTTATATTCTCACCTACACTATATATTGTACTAGTACCATTTGATATTAATGTGGCTAACGTTATATCAATTGTTTTAGATATATATTTTTTAGTTAAACTACCTCCACCTTTCATCGATTCATTTACGATAAACGCTCGACTAATAGCTGGTTTAACCTCAAATTCATCACTATCAATTAAAAACCCTAACATAGTACATTTATATGTTTGCATATAAAATCTACGACCATCAATTGTTTCCATAGGTGTATTGTCTTCTATTGTGTCTAAAACAATTGGAATATAATGACCTTTAACTTGAGTGTAATCTTGTCTAGATGAAAAATTTTGTAAAACTAATTTATTAAATTTATTTAAATCTCTAAACTTATTACAAACAATAGTAATGTCGTATGTAATATCACATGGAATCGGTTGTGGTATTTTATAAATGTCAGCCCCCATAGAATTACCATTCCAAGTTGGAACCGTTGCATAGTGAAACTGATGTCTATCGGGAATAGTTCTTTGTATTGATGGGTTTGTACCAAACTGTACGTCAGGTTTTCTAATGATTGTAATAAATGGTAATTTTACATTACCGTCAGAATCTGAAAATTCCCAATTGTTTGAAAATTCACCCCATCTTTGAATTGTTAATATTTTATCAATAACAGGTATTTGTACACCATCAGATACAACTTTAAATGTATTTTTTACATAATCCAACATACCCCTATCTAAATCATCATGTAAAATAGAGTCAGGTAGAAAAGAATCGGATTTTGTAATCATATCCAATAATTCCTCTCTTCTTTTTAATATACCTTCACCTTGGTAAGTATCCTTACCGCCGTAAACGTTGATCATGTTTTTTCTTTTAGGTATTCCCATATTAAACTCCTCTAAATTCACCTTCTTGTGTTGGAGCACAAACTATACTTCTATAATGTGGTTTGTACCCAAACATTTTATGTTTATTGTCCGATGTAATTCTACCGTCATTTGTAACGGTATAATATCTCAATTTTTCTTCTGAATCTGCATAACCAATATAATCACCATATCTAATGTCTACCCCCAATTCATTAAGGTGTGTAATGTAAACCGATAATATCATATTACCTGGCTCATTATATCTCAATAATCCTTTAGTATAAGTTGAATTTTTTGGTTCCTCAATTTTAACCAATGCATTAAACTCAACGGGAGGAAAAAACTTAATCTCATCCATACCCGCCTCGGCGTATACGTCGTCATTATCGGTCTTTTGTCTATCAACACGATATAAGACCAATTTCATATTTAAATCCCCGTGTAGATACTCCTGACCCATCTGAATGTTAATATCAAAGTCATCTTGAGAGAAGAATTTACCTAAACGAGTAATTGGTAGTTTATTGTTCATATCCTAATAAATAGTTTAATCTTCCATTCTATTTAGTTATATTATATATAATAGATGGAAAAGAAAATACCTGAGGTTGAAGCAAGGGAAATATTAAATGAATATGACGGATCTAATAATGTTTTATTAGAATACAAACGTAAATTTGTGGAAGTTAAAAACTTTAAATTAACTCGTCCACAGTCGGAATACGTCATCAAATATAAAGACACTGCCCCTAAAGTTGCTCGTAAACATATCAATATCGTTTCAACATTTGGTGAGAAATTAATGGAAGAAATGTTATTACCATTACCACCCGAAAAAGTATGGTGTGAAAAATTGTTATGTGAATCTGATAAGGCATTTCATATTTGGGGTAAAGTAATTGACAGTCAACAAAACCACGCGATGTGGTTACCTAAATCCGCAATCGTTCAAGAAGAGAAAAAGTTAAATCGCGTAATTGATTATAGTCCGTATGATAATCGTCCTCCTATGGAACATCAGAAGGTCGCCATTGAGAAATTATTAGCGAACAATAAGTTTATATTGGCCGATGACATGGGTCTTGGAAAAACGACGGCAGCCGTTATTGCGTCAATGGAAAGCGGAGCTAAAAAAGTTTTAATTGTTTGTCCTGCATCTCTTAAAATAAATTGGGATAGAGAGATTAAAAATTACACAGATAGAAAAGTATTAATAGTGGAAGGTCGTAAATGGGGTTCTACTTTTGACTACTACATTATCAATTATGATATATTAAAAAATTATCACACCACAGAAAAAAGTGAAGATAGTGACGATTATAAATTATTAGTAAATGAAAAGTTTGATTTGGCAATTGTGGATGAAGCACATTATGTTAGTAATAGTACCGCAAATAGAACTCGTTTATTAAATGATGTATTGGAAACCATACCACGAGTTTGGTTATTAACGGGAACGCCAATGACATCAAGACCAATAAATTATTTCAACTTATTAAAGATTGTTGACTCACCTTTAACATTAAATTGGCAATCATACGTTCGTCGTTATTGTAAAGGTTATCAATTCACGGTTGGAAATAGAAAAGTGTGGAACACAAGTGGCGCAAGTAATTTGGATGAGTTAAGAGAAAGAACAAAGTCATATGTTCTTCGTAGAATGAAAACAGATATTTTAGATTTACCTGAAAAAATTGTTACACCTGTATTTGTAGAGTTAAGTAGTAAAATGTATGACGAGGAGTTAGAAGAGTTTACAAGAATAAGTAATGATAATAAAGATAAAGAAACATTAAGTGTAACATTAAATCGTTTAATGAAAATTAGACAACTTATTGCTTATGAAAAAATTCCATACACTTGTGAGATTATAGATAAATGTTTAGACCAAGGAAAAAAAGTAATCGTATTCACCAACTTTACGATGTCATTAGATATGTTACATGAGAAATATAAAAAGAACTCTGTAATATTAAATGGTAGTATGTCTAAAGAAAAGAAACAAGAGAGTGTTGATAGATTTCAAAATGAAGATAAAATAAAAATATTTATTTCAAATATTATTGCAGGTGGTGTTGGTATTACATTAACTGCGGGTGAAGTTGTGGTTATGAATGATTTATCATTTGTTCCAGCTCATCATAGTCAAGCTGAAGATAGAGCATATCGTTACGGACAACAGAATAGTGTGTTAGTTTATTATCCCGTGTTTGAGAATACGGTTGAGAAAATTATATATAATATATTACAAAAGAAAA